GATCATTAGCAAGTTGATGATGTCGTTCACAAGCTGGTTACGCTCACGCAGTTTCTTGTAAAGCCTGTCAGCATCAGCCACCACAGCATCGTGTATCTCCATGTATGCCATGCATTTGGCTTTCCATTGCGCTATTTCTGTTTCGTGTTCAGCTTTCATAGCAAGCTCATCAACGTAACCGTCCAAATGGCGATGATCGACACTACGGCGATGGCGAGGTAGATCATATGATGTCACCTAGCGATGTTGGGATATACGATCTTTGATTGCATTTATCAGTAGCTTCTGCTCTGCCATGATCTGATATGCCTTCTCTAGCGCTTCTGTATCCTTCTGTTGCAAGAGTAGTTTGTGCATATCCTTGTCTAGCTGGAGCATTCTTAGCCTGTGTTCGCTGTAGTCGATCATTCTCTACCTCTACCAATTTTTCTAGGAAGTGGATGGCTTTCATAACATCTTCCACCCCGTTTTTCTTGCGCCACCTGGACAGGTACTTAACTGCCGACCCATCCAGATAGCCAAGCTCCCATGCTGTAATTGCATCCCAAGGCTCTATAGCCATTTTGTAATGCTTTCCAGCGATCTGCTTGTCATTGGCGCTCATGATTAGAACTGGACATCGCTATCCATATCAGCGAGTGACTGTGACTGCTGAACCGGAGCATCTTTCGGCTTAGGCTCGGACAAGATAAACCAGCCATCGCTACCAAACGGCATTGATTCCATCTTGAGAGATAGACCCTTGGCTGTTTCCATCACTACGCCTACTTTCATCCAGCGATTCTTTTCCTCACCAGACTTGGTGGTGTACGTTCCGGTTTTAGCGATCACTTCATACTTAACCATTTGACTTCTCCATGCGTTTGTTTAGGGATGCTACGGTTGCTTCTACTTCTGCTAAAAACTCAGTTACTTCATTCTCCATTGCCAAGATGTATTTGTCATCAGCGTTAACCCTAACAATGAACAATTGGAGTCCATCTGGCAGACGGGGATCGAATGATACAAAGTCGCACCACTTTCGTCCAGTGCAAGCCATCTGCGCCATCATCTGCGGGATGTATTTCTTGGGCGGCTGATCTGCCTCCAAGTACTCTAGGTGCGTGGTTGACTGCGGACACTTTATTTCAACCAGCCCATCATCTCCCACCAAACCATCAGGCGAACATCCAAACCACTTAATCGTCGGGTGATCTACAAAGGCTACCTGATCTACAAGATTGCCCGTAGCGACCTCGTAGGCGGCTCTGGCAAGCGGTTCTGTTTCAACCCCCCATTCCATAGCGGCATTGGTAAACCCTTCTGTTTTTTTACCCGTTAACCGTTCAACGATTAACTCTGTCCGCAGATTTCGACGGGAGGCAGACTCTCCCGTTTTTGCTTTAGACAGTACGTCAGCGACACGGGAAGCTGTCACCTTCCCGATTCTTAGAGCGTGCCATTCAGGACTGCCCTGTACGATGCTAGACATCCGTTAGCTCCTTTTTGCGCTCATCCTTGGCGGCAGACAGTTTGGTGATAGCGTCCTTGTCTGTCTTAAACATGGCATAGGCGGCTGTATAGTGAGCCTTTAGCTGGTCTAGTGACTCGGCTGACATAATGCTCTTGAGAGCCACAGAAACGTCCTGTGTGGGCTTTCTAGAGGCGGCATTACCGTCATCATCCTCCGGGGCGATTCCACACGCTGCCATCAGGCTGTAGCGTCTGGCGTATGTCAATGCTGAACCGTAGCCTTGTGGGTCTTGCTTGGCGGCAGGGACGTGGAGTTTGCCGGATGACAATGTTTCGCCTGACTCATGTATCAACATTGTTTCTACAATCACACCCGTATCGGACTCATGGCAGTTCTGCATAAGACCGATCCCGTTGTTGTTTAGGGCATCAATTACAGCCTCTACGCAAGCAGATAGATCAGCATACTTGCTACGGAAATGCGGGTTAGTGGACGACTTGAGAGCAGGCCCAAACTCCTTCTGGGCTTTTACGAAAGCGGCATGGATTTTCATTAGATTTCCTCAACAATAACTTTGAACTTACGGTTGTTGGCTTCGACAATAAACGCACCGTTAATTACCTCGGTTACGGATTCAATCGGAAGCACAGCGGACATTAGGATGGCAAAGTTGGCTTCTTCTGCAAGCTCATCAATCAGTTCTTGACGCTCCAACTGTTGCTGGTGGTGTTCTGCCTCAGTCATAGCACGATCACTCCTGAACCGATAAGTACAGCGATGGCGATCATGGAACAGCCTACGATGGCGTAGATGGTTTTGTCGTACATTTGTTTTCTCCTTGTAACGCTTCTATTTTGTGCTTGTTTGTGGGTTATGTGTATAGGTGTTTTCCCTAATTGCTAAAACTCCATTTCTTTCAGTTGATACCGCCCGTTATCGCCCCGCCACCAACCGTGTACGATCACACGCCATCCTGACCGCAGCATCTCCGGTAAGGCCTCGCTCTCCTCTATCTTGCGGATACGGCTAGACATATTGGACTTGCTCGTAACCTGGACAGCCAAGGTTTCCCCGTTGCCGATAGCTAGGATGTCGATACATCCAAACAAGTCATGGCGGCGTTTGGTGAAGTTGTTGTAATGCTCCACATTCGCAACCATGTAGCCTTGGTCTTTCAGGTGCTTAATCGTCCGTTGTGATGGGGTCATTTAACGCCTCTGTATAAGTCTTAATCTGCATAGGTGATAGACGCTCACCGCTTTTGTGCCTATCCCGTAGCCTGTACGCCCATGCTTTAGGATCGCTAGGTGTAAACGCTTCTTTGACCAATTTGGCCATTTCCTTTGTAACCACTACCTCATCTGCTTTTGGCTCTGGCAGCGCTGTGTATGCAGGAGGTGGCGCTTGCCTGCACAAATCCCGAAACTGGAGCATAGATGGACAGCGGTCAGCAGGCAGATGATCTAGCGCAAACTTTATCGCATCTGGTCTGTCCTTGAACCCGGCTAGGCATTGTTGCCATTCCGCCTTAACAGCCGCAGGATCAAGACCGGAATAGCGCTTGGCTATGTCTACACCGTAAATCAAAGCTAGTTTGTGGAACAGCTTGTCAACCCATTCTATCGGTAGCATCGTCATCTCCCATAACGAACCATTCGTATATCTCGTTGATGATTTCTTCGCCCTGCATGACCATAATCGTTTCTTTGGACGGGGTATCAGTATGTTTATGCGCTCTCTGCCAACCGTAGGACAGCCCGTTATCGATACACTGCTCTAGCACTCGAATAGTCTTGGCTTTCATCTCACATCTCCAAATAGGGTACTGAGGGTTTCAATAGTGCTGCCACTTCGTCCTGCTTACTACGAGTCCATTCAGCTTTAAACCCTGTCCAGCCACGGCTACAACACTCTCGTAGAGCCGCCTCTAGCGTCATCCCTGCCTTCATAGCTTCGTTGGCTATACCTTCGATTGCCCTAGCGGTAATCGGCGCTTTCTTGGCGTTTCTGAGGGCTTTAAAGTCTGCCCACGTTTGCTCAGACACACCGTCCGGCAATCCCAGACCATTCCTGATTTGAGTACGTTCCTGCTTAACTTTGGTTTGCCTGTTTTCCGTCTTTTCGTCTAGCAGCAGGCAAATCATGCTAGACAGGCTACGGTTGTCAGCCTGGGCTAGTTCTGTCAGATGTTGCCTCATAGTTTCTGACATTCTGATAGTGACGTATACGTTTTTCATGCCTCATCCCAAGGTTCAAGTTGTTCGGTAATGTCGGTAATGCTGAATGCGTCCTCAATGTCTAGCGTCTCTACTACATCCCATGCCGACTTTGGCAGGTCAAGCGCTGCATCCCATGCGTACTCATCATCCTTGTGGGTAACGATGACCTCTACCAGTTGTCTGCGGTATGCTCGGATTCTGTACGTTTGCATTTTGTTTCTCCTTGGTTTGTATTCACTACAACCACAGTACACCACTTTAACTCACGTTGTGTATATAGGGACAAACCCTAACGCATTAGGAAATAATTGTGCTTGTATTATTTCCGCAACAGTTGCAATCCTTTATGGATTAGGTATACTTGTAATGTTGCTAAGGCGAACAGCGACAAAGACCGTTTAGGTCTGTGCCTCCCATTGGGCGACAATCCGGTGGTGTTTCGCCAGGTGCAGACTTAAACGGTTTTTTACCGATTAGCAACCGCCAGAATCGTCGGGTGACAATACGGCAGGGTCTGGGGATAGTCGCTACTGTGGGGTTAGGTGTGAGACAGCGACAAGGGTGGCGAAGTTAGCGCCCAACACCGAACGGCTGACGGGTTCCGTGGCTCCGAAGAGCAGGATGAAGGACTTAGCTACCGCTAGGATAGGCTAGGTTCGTCCACCAAAGAGCAGATGTATAAATACTAGTAATACTACTAATACTAATAAATGTAATTATTGCTATATAGTGAGAATATGCAGTAGCTGGTGCTAGGTGTTGGCTACCTAGTGTGTTTTCCTTGTGTGTTAGTCCTACAAAATCCCGCCTTACGGAAGCCAGCTATTGCATATTTCTAAAAAACAGGTACAATTTCTGCGGGGTAGTGTTTTCTCCTCCTTGTACATTACCCGATCA